GAGTATAAGTACATGATAAGAAGAGAAATAAAAGAAGAACAAGTTAAAGAAGTGCTAGAAAATTTATTTAAGGATAAATGGAGCGGTAAAAAAGTATGTACAGATAGAATTTTAAAATCTACAAGAGATAAGACATATTTAGATTTGATTGAAGTTAAGCAAATTAAAGAGAATCTCGAAAGAGAATTTGAACAAAATGGAAGAACAGCTTATAGCTTACACAATGGCATAAATTACTATTATTCCCATCAAATGGGAGCTAGTAATATTAAAGACGAAAGCGAAAGAGCTAGAATAAGATTAGAGCAAAATCTATACGGCAAAAATTCAAATATTATTGATAAATCTAAAGAACTTTGTTTAGCTTTATAAATACCCAAGCTAACAAGAAATAAAACTAGATCAGGAACTAAAAAACCTGATCTTTTTTTATGTTCTATTAGGTAATGAGTCTTAAATAAAACAAATAAGAATCCTATAATTATAAACTTATTAATGTGTATTTGTACTGTTACACATTTAAAAATATATGATTCTTAATTTTAGACACTAGCCAAACCCCAAACCCATTGCAATAACTAGAATTTTTTTAAAAATTTATGGTCAAATCTCAAGCGTATCAAGTAAAATTTTATATGTTTTATTGCTTATATTGTATTAGCTAATAAACAAAAGTACGATATAATAGACTTAGGCAATAGCCTATTTTTAAACAACCCAAATTTAAAAGGAACTAAAACCAATGACCACAACAACACAACCAAATCAAATTAATTTACCTGAAAAAAATTTTGGTAAAGTCTTATTATCTGCACCGCTAAGTTTTTATATGGACAGAAACCCCGCAATAGTTGAGGAGGTTTTTAATTATCTGGAGGAACATTTTATGAAAGGTATTTTTAACGGTGGCAGAGATAATATTATGTTAAATAAACAAACTATTGATAGAGAAGATGGAGGAAATTTGTATGGGTGGTACACACTAAGCACGGGCAGAAAAATTATGATTAAGTGTGTTGGATATGGAATTAAAGAAGAAAGTATGAATTTAGAACTTTACACAAAAGCAGATTATAACAACACTATGATTATGTTTCCTAATGATGACTAATAAAAACTACTTCAGGAATTAAACCAATGAAAACACCCACCCAAAAATTCAAATCTAAAATTAACAAAATTATTATTAAATTAACTAATCAAGGCAACCACACAACCGCAAGCCACCTCTATCAAACTTATTTTAAAAATTAAAATTATGTCACTATCAAGACCACATGAAAACGAAAAAAAGTTTTTTATTCAATCGTTTAAACATCTTGCAAATTGGTATCCACATCTAACACTAGATGAAACGGTAAAACTAACACTGAATAGATTAGATCAGGAACAAAAAAGTTATCCTAATTATTCAAGTCTTAAAGTGTGGCAACATCCAATCGACAAGGAAAACGTCAATTTAATTTGACTGTTTTTATTCTCTGACTTCATACTATAGGTTAAACATCATGCAACCATCAAACACCAGAGCTAGAACAGCTCAAGCAATAAAGATTGAAAACAAAAAATCTTTTTATGCAATGATATTATTTATCATTCTATTTTTAGGGGCAAGCTATATTGCACCCGAACATATCGAAGGCTACAACCCACAGCAAACAGCAACCCAAACAAAATAAAAATCGGAGAAGCTGTACTAGATACCACGCCCGCAAAATTACGCGGGCTTTTTTATTGCTTATTTATTCCACTAGCCACCGCACGCAACAGCCACCGCACGCACAAGACACCGCACGCGGCAGACGGGGTACAAGTTGCAAAAAAATTTTTTATATATCTATTACCCCTGAACCTACTGATAAATCTACAAATTAAGACTACTTTTTCTTTCCTTCTACACTAATAGATAATGTTGGAGTGTTTAGATTAATTGTCTCTTCACTCTCCCCAAGCACCTTGCCTAACGAATCCAATATCTGAGCAGCAGTCTGAAGCTGACCTCTCTTCATAGCCTTGTTGAAAAGCCTCATTCTCATTCCCTGGAGTCGTGAGATCATTTTTTCTCTATCCTTTTCCCAATCTTCATCGTTCCATTCTTTTACCTTACCCCAATCTCTCCACGCTGTATCCACCCCAATGTTCTCTTTGGTTGCGTGATCTAAAACTAATTGTCTAGTTGTTAAGCCTTCAAGCTGTCGATTGTATAATCTTTGCCTTCTTGCTTCTATAACTGCATCTGGATTTCTCCTTCCACAGACCTTACCACCCAACGGAGCATTTGGACTGTCTACATCTGGTCGATAGTATGCTTGAGCCACGGACTAAATAAATACTAATACTTGAATAATAACCCTAAAAACACTGTTTAGTCGACTAAAACACGGAAATTTGTTCATATTTAAGCTATTCTTTACTACATGAGTACAAAAACAGCCGAAAATCTCTCCCTCCGATGGGCACAGGGGGAGGTGTTCAACGCAAAAAACCGATTTAGAGTCCTCGTGGCTGGCAGAAGATTCGGAAAATCCTATTTATCCTGTATCGAACTACTAAAAGCAGCAATAGACCGCCCAGGCGAAACCTATTTCTACTGTGCCCCAACATATCGCATGGCAAAAGACATAGCCTGGAAAGAAATAAAGAAACTTATCCCACGAGAATGGATAGCCTCCAAAAACGAAACCGATCTCAAAATCGAACTAATAAATGGATCGCTAATCGAACTAAAAGGCACAGAAAACGCAACAACCCTGCGTGGTCGAAGCCTCGCTGGAGTAGTACTTGACGAAGCAGCTTTCATGGATTCCGATGTCTGGTTTCAGGTAATCAGACCAGCACTCGCAGATAAACAAGGTTGGGCACTATTCATATCTACACCAGACGGCACAGCCTCATGGTTCTACGATTTATGGTGTTACGTTCCAGAAGATGAAACAGGTGATTGGAAACGTTGGAGCTTCACAACAATAGACGGGGGTAATGTCCCAGAAGAAGAAGTACAGGCAGCAAAGGCCCAACTAGATACCAGAACATTTAAACAGGAGTTCGAGGCAAGTTTCGAGAATCTCACTGGTCTCGTTGCAGTCTCCTTTTCAGATTCCAACATTTCTACCGAAGCGGAGGACATATCCATCGCCCCACTTTTATTAGGAGTCGATTTTAACGTAGATCCACTTTGCGGAATATGTGCTGTCCGCTACCGTGACATACTTTATGTATTTGACGAGATAATTTTGACGGGCGGTGCAACAACCTGGGATTTTGCCGAAGAAGTTACAAATCGTTACGGAGTAGAAAGAAGAATCATTGCTTGCCCCGACCCAACAGGTGCAGCCCGAAAAACATCAGGAGTAGGCTCAACGGACCACACTATCCTGCGTAGAAGCGGATTCACAGTATCCTCTCCACGTTCACCTTGGAAAGTCCGTGACAAAGTAACCGCAATCAATACCGCACTATATGATGCAGCAGGAGAAAGACGAACTTTAATCCACCCACGCTGCAAAGAGCTTATAAAATCGCTCCGCACCCTTACATATGCTCCAAACACAGGTATGCCTAACAAAAACCTTGGAGTTGACCACGCATTTGACGCTTTCGGCTACCTTTGCCTCCAACAATTTAACCTTGCAAAACCAGAGACATTAGGCCAAACTTCGTTTAGAATATATTAAGAGTTTCCTTTTTCCACTATGTATCACTCCACAACAAAGAAGAAGAAGAAGAAAAAGAAGGGAGGCAAGAAGAGAAGTGAATGTTCCTGTAAATAAAGCGTTATACTCCAGAGTAAAAGCAGAAGCAAAGCGTAAAT